ATGGGTCAGAGATTCAAGATTGATCGTGATTTTTTGCGGGCGCTTTGCCCCAATGGGAAGTATCAGGAATTCGTTGACGCCGACGTCCGCGCGTTCGTCGTAAAGGTCACACCGGCAGGACGAGTTAGTTACACGATCCGGTGGACGAAGCCAGATGGGTCGCGTGGGCGGCGCGTAATTGGCTACTGGCCGGACATGAATCCGGGCGAGGCTCGCGATCTAGCAAAAAAGTCTTTGCGCGATGTCGACAAGACGGGCGACACGACTGCGGATGTACTCGAGCGGCGAAGACGGAAGGCCGAGGCGGAGAAGATCGTTGGCACGCCCACCCTCGATGCGTTTATCAACGATCGTTACGCAGATTGGCTGGCGGCGAACACACGCAGTAGCGCAGCGTCGATTGCGCGACTGCGAAAATCGTTTTCGGATCACCGAGAACGACCACTTAGCGACTTCACTGCGTGGATCATCGAAAAATGGCGGTCTGGCCGACTGAAGGCGGGCGTCGGTGCGTCCACGGTCAATCGCGACCTGTCCTCGTTACGCGGGCTGTTCTCGCGCGCCGTCGAATGGGGCGTGATCGCCGAGCATCCAATGCGCACGGTGAAAGCACTGCAAGCCCCGAGCGGAAAGGTTCGGTGGCTGTCGGACGACGAGGAAATGCGTCTGCGCAGGGCGCTTGATGACCGCGAAGAGCGCGAGCGGGCGGGCCGAGAGAGCGCAAACGCGTGGCGGTCGGCGCGCGGCTACGATCTCATGCGAAACCTACGCGATGTCGGATACGTTGATCACCTGAAGCCAGCCGTGCTGCTTTCCCTAAACACGGGCATGCGGCAAGGCGAGCTGCTTAAATTGGATTGGCGCGACGTAAATCTCGACCGCGCGATCGTTACAGTTGTGGATGCGTCTTCAAAATCGGGGAAGCAGCGACATATCCCACTCAATGAGGAAGCGCTCGCGGTACTTACCCTCTGGCGGAAACAACAACTCAAGCACAGCATCGTATTCGCAGGGGTGACGGGCGGAGTGCGCACTGATGTCAAAACTGCGTGGTCGAAGCTCCTGTCCGATGCGGAGATCATCGATTTTCGGTGGCATGACATGCGCCACCATTTCGCGTCGCGTTTGGTGATGGCCGGCGTTGATCTGAATACAGTCCGAGAATTGCTCGGCCATGCCGATCTCTCCATGACACTGAGATATGCGCATCTCGCGCCAGAGCACCTGTCGGCGGCCGTTGCCAAATTGAACCGGGCACCGGCGTCAGAGAATCTGCAAGCAGCTAATGAGGGACATTGATGGCCAATCAGATTTCGATGGAAGAATTCAACGAGAGTGTCGCGAAAGCTATCGAGGAGAAAGGGCGCGAGCGAGTTTCCTTGGCTTTGCGCGCTATCAACCTTCCAACAAAAGGACGATATCGAGACGACCTTGAATTCTCAGCAACTACGAAACGAGAGCTCGAGCGAAGGTATATTGAAGTGCGGAAAGAGCGAAGCGGTCACGACTTGCCGGATTGCGTATTTCAAGAGGACGCCGAGGTCTTTGTCTCCACGCTACAGCAATACGCCCAAAGCATGGACAAGATCGCGGCTATAGTTCCAGACAAACAGAAACGTCGGGTCGAACTGTTGATGTCGATTTCGAAGCAGACAATTCGCCTCGCAGAAACGCTCGAACAATTAGATGGCGACGCGCTCGGATGGCTGATGGCCATACTCGACCAGTCTGGCGAGCTGAAGAACGACCCACAAAAAGCGGTCACGTACGCGCGTGAAGGACGTAGGGAGTTGATGACGCTGTTGCCGAGAGCATCGAACGCGGCTGTCGAGGCAGCAAATACTCTCCCGCCGCATGACTTCCAACTGAGCGATCCCAAATTCACGGTTGCACTCTCCGTGGAGAGGCTGTTCTACGACAATGTAATGCTTGACCTTTTCGTGCCGTCGAAAAGCGGCTTCGCCTATAAGTGTTTGACGGAGGTTTTCGCGCTTGCAAAGTACGACGACGGTGACCCTTCTTATTGGATCAAGAAGGTTCGCGAGCACGAGACTTCGCTGACGGCTTGGATCGACGAGCAGCGAAGACGGTAAAGAAAAGCGTGGGGACAAAATACCCCACGCTTTTTTTCCCCACGCTTTTTTCGTTGTTTTTAGACTCGGTTCTTAAACTCGCTTCATGGTTGTTCAGCAGAGCAATCAGGAATTCACGAAGCGAGGAAAAATGCAAACGAGCTACACCATCCCCGAATTCTGTGCGGCGTATCACTTCAGCCGCGTCTACTACTACACCCTCAAAGCACAAGGTAAAGCGCCCAAGGAAATGCGACTTGGAAGGCGCGTTGTTATCACGCGCGCATGCGTTGAGGAGTGGGAGGCGAAGATGCTGGCGGAACAGCCCTTAGATCGGGAGGGCCACCAGCAATGAAGAGCAAAAAAAAAGGCTGGCCGGAAGGCCAGCCAAGAAGGTCCCACATGCTGAGGTCAGATGATAGGCAAGCATGTACAACGGCACCATCGGTCCAGTACGAAAATAACTTCTTGCAGACGAAAAAAACGCTGGCCCAAGGGCCAGCGAAAAGACTTTTTGGAGGGTGCTGCCATTCGATATTAGTGGGGCACAGCCACTCGCGCCATCGGTCGGGTCCGAAAATCACTTGCTTGACGAAGTCGGAATCGGTCGTCTATCCTCTAAATCGTGGGAGGAGACACCTCTCACTCGGGATTGCAGTCTCGACGGGACATAGGCGGACAACCGCCGATTGGCGGTATTTTTTCGTCCGCTGCCTTGCGTTCGCCTTCAATGGTCGGGCCTTGGTGGGGGAGCGTTCGCGCTCGCCGGTTTCCTATGTCGCCGGTACTGCAATCCCACCTTGCGCTCGGCCACCCCAATTGCAGTTGGGGGCCGGGTTCGTTAAACCCGACATAGGAGGCCGCACCATGCGTCCCGCTATCCCCGCTCGTCCTGAGCAAACCCGCCCTCTCGTTCCCCTCGTCTACATCGACATCATTCAGTGCGCCCAACACGCGTTGCGTGAAGCCACGCTGGCCGCTTCCGATCTGGATGCGCTCGACATTGCTGGCAACGCGCTGCGCCAGCTGGTGGACATCGCTCGTGCGGAGGCGCGTCATGACTAACACAACACGCGGCGCCATCCATCAAACACCATCCGCTGCTGGCTTGCTCGCGTTCTTCGCAGAGCGCTTTGACATGGCGCACGCCTCGGACAGCGAGTTGCAGTTCCTCGCTGACTGCCTATGTGTTGCCGTCGATGCAGCGTCGTCGTTGAGCACCGTCGCTTCCGCCGTTGGTTGTTTGATTGCGAGCGACCGAAGCGCCGAGCATAAGCATGCTCGCTCCGGCGCGCTTCAGGAGGCCGATCAATCAATCCTGCTTTACCGAATCGCCAACGAAATCGAGTTAATCGGACAGATCGTTGCAACAGCGTCTGACGCCGAATGCACACTTCGGAAACGGTTGATTGACCGTCTCAAAGCCGAGCGCTCCTGTCGTATCTCTAGCGATGAGTACTCCTCACAGGAGGAGCGTCATGGCTAAACAGCATGCGATGGCTGCGAAGGTACAGCAGATACACGATGTGTTGCAGATGATGCTGATTGCCATCGATGACCTCTCCATAAGCGACGGCCACCCGATTTACGGAGTCGTCTCAATGTTGATCGATCAGTCTCAAGACGTTGCAAACACGCTATCTGATCCTGCGTATGCGGGTGATGACGTGCCTCGCGATAGAAATGCCGGCGGTTCGAAGGAGGATGTATGAGTGCGGGCGATCAGGACAAAGTGGTGATGGAAATTCAGAAACGCGCGACGCAGCGCATCCGCATCGTTCATCGCTGGTACAAGGGCCGCGAGTACGTGGATGTCCGGCTTGTGGTGGTTAATGCCGCGGGGGAGTTCGTGCCCACGCAGAGGGGCATCATGCTTCGCCCTGAACTGCTCCCGCAGGTCATTCAAGGGCTGACGCTGGCCGCGCAGGAGGTTGTATGAACGAAAACTACAAACTCGGAATTCCGATCGCTGAAGGAGAATACGCGAGCCCTACTGAATGCGTGCTGATGTGCGGCTTCCTCGTGTTCCATGCAAAGAAGGCCGATGACGACGTGCGTCAGTTCGCACGCCGCGTGCTCGACGTAGTGTTCACCGCGGCCGCTGAGAAAGGGTTTCGCCGCGCCGATCTGCTCGAAACGATGATGGCCCAGAGCAAACCTTCGCCGCGCATGCGCGTTCTCGCGGGGCAAGCGACGGCGGCGATCGGCGATAACCTTGCCTTCGCTCGCGTCATCGCACGGGCTCATGTGAGCGCGGGAGGGGAACAATGAGCACCGTCTTTGACGAACACCAACGGATCCTCGAAGCACTTTCGTACATCCCGTCTGACGTTGAGCGCGACGTATGGTTTCGCGTCGGTGCATCGCTTAAGCATAGCGAAGGCGAAGCTGGCTTTGAGATGTTCGACAACTGGAGTCGGCAAAGCCCGAACTACGTGGCGACCGACGTTCGGGATACGTGGCGCTCGATCCGCCCTGACGCCGGTATCACGATCGCCACATTGTTCGCGATCGCGAAGAAATACGGCTACAACCCGCGCTCAAAGGCCGCAACGGTCGTCGATCCGGCGGAAGTCGAACGCCGTCGTGTCGAGCGCGACGTACGCATGGAGAAGGAGGCACAGCAACGAGCAAAGGCCCGCAAGCATGCAGCATCGCTTGCGGTCGCCGTCATTGAGAAAGCCCAGCCCGCTCACGACGATCATCCGTACCTGATGCGCAAGGGTGTCAGTGCTGTTGATACTCTCCGAGAAATGGACGCCGCGAAGCTCCAGAAGCTCATCGGCTACCGGCCGCAGTCCGGCGGCGCGCTGCTCGAAGGCCGCGTGCTCATCGCGCCAGTACGGGTCGGGAGCACCGTCACCACCATCGAGATGATCGATGAACAGGGACGCAAGTCGGCCTTGGCGAAGGGCGAGAAATCGGGCGGATGTTGGTTCGCCTCGAGCGCGCTCGAAAAGTCCGAACGCATCCTCATCGCCGAAGGCGTTGCCACGGCCTTGTCTGCCCATCTCTGCACGGGTGAAGCGGCGGTCGCGGCGCTCTCGGCGGCCAACCTCACGAAGGTCGCGCAGACGATGCGCGCTGCCTATCCCGATGCTGAGATCACCGTGTTGGCTGATCTCGGTAATGGGCAACAGAAGGCGGTGGAGGCGGCGCGAGCTGTCGGTGGCGCCGTTGCTGTGCCCGATCTCGGTGAGGAGCGCAGCGACAACGAGACCGACTTCAACGACATGCACAGGCGCTTTGGAGCGGCCGCAGTGGCCGCGCAGATCAAAAAGGCCGCAAAACCTGATGGCGGTGATCAGCCGGACAAAGGCTGTGTGCCTCGGGGCTTTTCGATCACGAAGGAAGGGGTGTTCTATACCGACGATGACGGCATGCCTCACTGGATGTGCTCGCCGCTTCACGTGCGTGCGTTGGTCCGCGATCGCGCGTCGGAGAACTGGGGCCGTTTGCTGGAATGGCGGGACGCCGACAATCACCCTCACGTGTGGGCCATGCCGATGGAGATGTTGCGCTCAGACGGCGCGGACATGCGGGGCGAGCTTGCCCGACTTGGGCTGGACATCGCGCCAAGCAATCGAGCGCGCAACAAGCTCACGGAGTACGTGACAACTGCTAAGCCGAAGGCGCGTGGCCGATGCGTGACGCGCACCGGCTGGCACAGCGGCGCGTTCGTATTCCCGGACCAAACAATCGGCAAATCAACCGAACGCGTGATCTTCCAATCGGAGGCAATATTGCGCGCATATTCGCAGGCGGGGACGTTGGACGACTGGAAGCGCGACGTTGCCGCTTACTGCTCGGGCAACTCTCGAATGTTGGTTGCAGTTTCGACGGCGTTCGCAGGGATGATGCTGGCTTATTCAGGTCAGGAGTCGGGCGGTCTGAACTTTGTTGGCGATTCGTCGACGGGAAAGACGACGGCGCTTCGCGCTGCTTGCAGCGTCTACGGCGGTCCGGAATACATGCAAAGGTGGCGCGCCACCGCGAACGGCCTCGAAGGGCTCGCCGCACTTCATAACGACACGCTGTTGGTGCTCGACGAGCTGGCGCAGGTCGATCCTCGCGAGGCGGGTGAGATTGCCTACATGCTGGCCAACGGCAGCGGCAAGGCTCGCGCAGGGCGCACCGGCTCGGCGCGTGCGCGTCAATCGTGGCGGCTGCTGTTCCTGTCGGCAGGCGAGATCGGCCTCTCACAGCACATGCAGGCAGGTGGGAAGAAGGCCAGGGCGGGTCAGGAGGTGCGCTTGGTCGAAATCCCGGCTGATGCTGGTCGGGGCTTCGGCTTGTTCGAAACGCTCCACGGGCAAGTCGGCGGCGCGAAGCTTTCCGCGCTGATCAATGAGGGCTGCAAGCGCAGCTACGGTATCGCCGCCATCGAGATGCTCAACGCGATCGCGAAGGAACCAGAGGTGATCGAACAGTCCCTGCGTCAGGAGACAGCGAAGTTCCTTGCCGACAACCTACCGGCCGATGCAAGCGGGCAAGCCCACCGGGTTTGCGAGCGGCTCGCGCTCATCGGATTAGCGGGTGAATATGCGACTAATAGAGGCATTACTGGATGGCAAAATGGAGAAGCGCAATCAGCGGCAGCCCATTGCTTTAAAGCGTGGTTAAATAATCGCGGCGGCGCGGGTAATCACGAGCACACTGCCATCCTTTCTCACGTTAAAGCTTTCTTCGAAGCGCATGAAGAATCTCGGTTTACCGATTTAAATGACGTATCCGAAAGGCCGACGGTTAATCGAGCAGGATATCGGCGAAAGGTAGAAAGCGGAGTTGAGTATTTAGTCTTTCCCGAGATATTCAAGCGGGAGATCTGCAGCGGTTTCGATTCGAGATCGGTGGCTAAGACGCTTGCTTCTGTGGAATGGATTCGCTCATCCGCCGATGGTCGGTCGGTTCGCGCTGAACGAATCCCAGAGAAGGGCCCCACCAAAGTCTACGTCTTCACGTCAAAAATTTGGACGGCGGCGTAACCCATCCAAAAAAACGCGGGTTACACGGGTTACACGGGTTACGCGAGCCGAAGGCCTTGCTGCACAAGGCTTTCAGCGTAACCCAACTCGAAAACCGCGTAACCCAACGCGGCAAATACGGGTTACGCAGGACACTCCGTAACCCAAAAAACGGGTTACACGATAGACGGGTTACAGAAATGGGTTACGGGAAAAGCTTATGAAAATCAATGATTTGCAGGGGGTGTAACCCATGTAACCCGTGTAACCCACAAAAAAGAGTAGGTTAGTGGTCACTGGAGCTCGCTGTCCCTGCCATGCCCACGGGATCTCCATGCGCCACGAACTTCGACGTGCGCTGAGCATGGAACCGGAGCTCGGCAACTGATCAACGCAACTGCACGTTGAGTTCGATGATCATAAAATACTATCGATATGAATCCCGGAATCGCAACGCTGATATCGAAATACGCACGAGATATTCCTAGTAAAGCGGACATGCCTTCATGGATTATAAATTGCAGCTTTAGACCGTCTATTCGGCGATTCGAGATTTTTGGACGCTCCGAAAATGAACCAGCGAAAACATAATCGTCAAGCGCTATTGCAATACTGCCTACGTCAGCATGCCACTCGACACTACATGGTGTGCCATGAACGTTATTGCGCATTGCTGTTTCCTTATGCCCGAGGGTATTCCTCTTCAATAGAGAAGCGGCCTCGGGCGTTGCGATGGTGGCGAAGAATGGCAAGGTGCATTGCTCGACCCATCTGCTGGGTTGCAAAACCCTGTGCGCGGTTCTTCAGAAGCGGTAACCAATACCGATGCGCGGATGGATCTGCAATACCTCCATGTTCACGCTACTGGAATCGGACCAGTAAAGTATTCCACCGTTGGGGCCAGAGTCTGTACGAATGCTCAGGAGATTGCGTGTGCGCCGAACATCAACAGACAATCCGGCGAACCAGTGCTGATCAAGATCGTATGTCGCACCAGCACTAACAACTGGTGCCAGATAAGGCGACGTGAATGTAAAATCGCTAATCCATCTACCCGAGTTCGGAAAATAATCGCGGTCCATAGCCTTGGTTATCGTATTGTCGTACGCAATGCCTACACCGATGAAGGGGTGTAGCCTGGGGTTATTAGCTTCAAAGAAATATTTCAAACTAAGCTCCGATTCCCATTGCATCGCGCTGCCCAAATCGACTTTCGCGAGCATGGGAGTTCCCGCTCGGGCACCATCATTTACTGTGGCATAAGCTTTGAACGTGTCTGATCCGCCAAAGCCGAGTTCGACCGCGATATGTTCCGTGACAAAATATCCAAGATTTGCTGACCAGTTAGCTGAAGTACCAAAGCTTACGCCGGTCATCCGCTCGTCTGGGTCAAACAATGGGCCGCTGCTGTATTTACTATTTCGAGATTCAAATGTGGGCCGCCATCCTCCGCTCATAAAGCCGTAAAAAGAGTTTGCTGTTTTTGCGTTGGCGGTGGAAACGCTGAAAAAGATGACCAAAACTGCTATGACAATCCTCACGATGATCTCCGATATACAATGTGACTCTTTCGGACGAGTCGTCTGCCGCACACCTACAATAAGATTGGCTGCAAAGCTCCAGCGCTCTGCGGCGCCATAGCATCTTGCAAAAACAATGAAGCACTTAGAGGTTGTTGTGTAAGGCGCTGTTCTGGATAAGATGCCATTTTCCTTGTGCGATTGCATTCACAACCTCGCCGCTCTGGCCGCTACAACGGATCGTGGCGATAGTGGATCGAGAACTGGAAATAAATTCGAGAAGGATATCTCTTTTATCCCATCCACCACCACTTAGCCTCAGCTCCTTGCAGGCGAGTACATCGGCGAATTCAGCGGACCCTTGCGTATTGAGTTCGAGAAATGCCTCCGCTTGATGTTGGATGTTTATACCTTTTGGGATGACTCCCACGAATACAGTTGAGCCAACTTGCACGGCTGCTGCATATCTACACAAATCAACTATGCAATACATCTGGCTTCTCCAGCATATGAAGGGGAAATGGGTACGCTCTCAAAATCAAGTACTGTTAATGCGAATAGGTAGGCCAAAATTGAAATCGCTCCTTTCCAGTATGACGAGCACGCTAAGCGCAGGATGGCCGCTTAAGCGAAGTTCAGGTGCAGAGGGAATAGCAATTAAACATCAGATCTTTCAAATCGGCAAAGTTTACGTGTCTATGCATGATTCATTTTTCAGGGAGAAATTCGACGCCACGCTGGTAAGTTAGAATCGAACGTTCGTATTATTCGTGGTTTCTGGAGTTAAATTCGAACGTAGGGGCTTTGTATTACGTTTTATTGCTTTTTTTGGGCCATTGTCATGTGCTTTCAATCTTTTGAGCCGTTGTGGCGGTCGCCCACCGTCCACCGCCAACGCACGCGCGGACGCCTGTGGCTTCGTATCCGAGCTCGCGTTCTTGAGCGTGACCCGCTCTGTGTTCGCTGCGCGCATGTCGATCGCGTCTGCAAATCGACGATCGTGGACCATATCGTCCCGCTCGCTCATGGTGGAACGGACGACGAATCGAATCTGCGCGGACTATGCTCGGCCTGTCACGACGCCGTGACGCGCGAACAGTTCGGATATCGGCAGAGAAAGGCGTTCGGCGCGGACGGTCTGCCGATCGATAGCGAGTGGTCGTAATGGTGTATGGGCGGGGGGCGGGTCGATTTTCGGCGTCGTGCGGTGCGGACACCGACCGTTCCCCTTCGCTTTCATAAACGTGGACAAAAAAAGTAAAAATGGCTCAACGGGGAAGGAAATCTGCGGCATCGCTGGCAATCGCGCCAACGGTGCCAATTGCGCTCGAACAGCGCCTCGTGCCTCCGCTTCACCTCAGTGACGCGGAGCGCGCAGTGTGGCTGGAGGTCGTCAACGATCAACCGGCCGGTGCTTTCAGCGCGACGCACGGTCCATTGCTGGAGATGTACTGTCGGCACGTCGTTAATGCACGCACGCTCGCCGACGAGCTCCTCAGCTTCGAGCGCGCGTGGCTTGCGCGTGATGATGGCCTGAAGCGCTATGACCGGTTGCTGGCAATGAGTGAGCGGGAAAGCCGCGCGGCCTCGTCGCTTGCCACGCGTCTGCGTATTACGCGTCAAGCCGTAGAGCATCCGACGACCGCAGGCCGTGCGATCGCCAATCAGAAAAAGGCCAGAAAACCGTGGGAGCTGCCCACGTGACGACGCGCAGGAGGCCCACGCGCAGCCAGCGCAACATCCAGTGGATCGAGGAACACTGCCGAATCCCCGAAGGTCGGCTTGTCTGTCAACCAGTGAAGCTGAGCAAGGAGCAGCGGCGCTGGCTCAAACGAATCTACGACACGCCGACACGTACCTTCATCCTCTCGATGGCGCGCAAGAACGCCAAGACGGCGCTCTCCGCCTTTCTCGTGTTGCTCCATCTCGTCGGCCCTGAGGCGCGGCCAAACAGCCAGCTCTACAGCGCCGCTCAATCGCGCGATCAGGCCGCCATCTTGTTCGAGCTGGCGGCGAAGGTCGTGCGTATGTCGCAAGACCTGTCTCAGTACGTGACGATCCGCGATACCGCCAAGGAGATGCTGTGCGGCGAGCTCGGCACCTTCTTCAAGGCGCTCTCGGCAGACGCAACGACGAAGTTCGGTTTGAGCCCCGCGCTCGTGATCCACGATGAGCTTGGCCAGGTCAAGGGACCGCGCTCGCAGCTTTACGAGGCGCTCGAAACGGCAAGCGCGGCACAAGAAAGTCCGCTGTCGGTCGTCATCAGCACGCAAGCGCCGACCGATGCCGATCTGTTGAGCCTTCTCATCGACGATGCGCTAACGGGCGCCGATCCACGCAACAAAGTTGAGCTATACACCGCGCCCACGGACATAGACCCGTTCTGCGACCGGGCCATTCGCCTGGCCAATCCGCACTTCAACGTGTTCATGAATCAGGCGGAAGTGCGTCGCATGGCAAGCGATGCCAAGCGTCTGCCGAGCCGCGAGGCCGCCTATCGGAATTTGATCCTCAATCAACGCGTCGAGGCGCGCAACCCCTTCGTCGCTCGCGCCATCTGGATGGAGAACGGGGGCACGCCGGCCGACATCGACGGCGAGGAAGTCTCCGGCGGGCTGGATCTGTCGAGCGTGAGCGATCTGACGGCGCTCGTTTTGGTGTCAGACGCGGGCGACGTTCACCCGACCTTCTGGTTGCCGGAGGAAGGGCTTGCCGAGAAGTCGCGCGCCGATCGCGTGCCATACGACGTGTGGGCACGGGAAGGCGCGTTGCAAACGACGCCGGGCCGGGCGATCGAGTATGAGTTCATTGCCGAACACTTGCGCACGGTGTTCGATCGATGCCATGTCAAAGCGCTCGCCTTCGACCGCTACAACATGCGCTTTCTGAAGCCGTGGCTAGAGCGTGTGGGCTTCACCGAAGAGGAGCTGAGCCGCTTCGTCGAATTCGGCCAAGGCTTCGTGTCGATGTCGCCAGCGATCCGGGAGCTGGAAGCGCGGCTGCTCGCGCGCAAGCTGCGTCACGGCCGCCACCCTGTACTGACGATGTGCGCAGTGAATGCGGTGACGGTTTCGGATCCCGCGGGCAATCGGAAATTCACCAAACAGAAGGCGACCGGACGCATCGACGGAATGGTGGCGCTAGCGATGGCGGTGGGTGCGACGCAACTTAATGCGGAAGAATCGGCGGTAGAGCCGCAGATGTTCTTTATCTAGCTCTTGATTCGGCATTAAATGCGTGTTATACCGCGTTGATGCAAAATTTATCTCGCTCAAACATTCGATTGACGCAATTTATTGCGAAGACCGCGCCTGCACCCTCGAACAAAGCGTTCTCGCGCTTCGAATCAAAGTCGCTCGATGACGGCACTCGTGTGCTTAAGGGCCTTGCATCGTCGCCGTTACCCGATCGCGTCGGTGACGTCGTCGTGCCCGAGGGCATCCAGTTCAAGACGCCTCTTGTGCTGCTTTGGCAACACGATCCGATGAAACCGATTGGCACTGTCACCAAGATGACGGTTACGTCGGCCGGCGCAGAAGTGGAGGCGACGATCGCACCTGCCGGAACCGCAGCCTACATCGATGAGGCTTACGGCCTCATCAAGGCGGGCCTCGTTCCGGGTTTGTCGATTGGATTCCGTCCCATCGAGGCGCAGTACGACCCGTCCACAGGCGGCTTTCTCATCAAGTCGTGTGAGCTCTTCGAGCTCAGCGTGGTGACCATCCCAGCCAACGCGGATGCGGCCATTCAATCCATCAAGTCAAACCTCAGCTCCCGCATTGGCTCACCGGTCGTGCGCTTGAGCGCTTCTCATCAAAAGGAAAACGATATGACCATCGCTGAACGACTCAAGGCTGTTGCTACCCGGCGCACGGCTCATCTCGAACGACGCAAGGCGCTCATGGACGCGGCGGCGGCCGACGGTGAGCGCACCCTCAATGACGATGAGGCGGAGGAATACGACCAACTCGGCCTCCAACTGAAGTCGCTCGATACGCACGAGACGCGCCTCAAAGAGCAGCAAGCGCTTGAAGCAAAAACGGCTGTGCCGGTATCGGGCGGCCCGGCATCTCATTCGCCCATCTTCCTCAAGCCGAACGTGGAGAAAGGCACGGCCTTCACGCGTTATGCCATTGCACTGATGCGTTCCAAGGGCAATGTCATGCAGGCGGTCGAGGTCGCCAAGGAGTGGAAGGATTCGACGCCGGAGGTCGAGCTCGTGCTCAAGGCGGCGGTGCAGGCAGGCACGACTACAGATCCGGCGTGGGCCAAGCCGCTCGTCGAATATCAAAGCATGGCGAGCGAATTCATCGAGCTGCTGCGCCCGGCCACCATCATCGGCCGCATCGAGCACTTCCGGCGCGTGCCGTTCAACATCAAGGTGCCAGGTCAGGTGACGGGCTCGTCCGTGGGCTGGGTGGGTGAGGGTCGGCCCGCGCCGGTATCGGCGCTCGCCTTCAATACCACCTCTCTTGGTCACTCGAAGGTGGCGGGCCTCGTTGTCATGACCGAGGAGTTGGTGCGCTTTTCCAGCCCGAGCGCCGAGGCGCTTGTTCAGCAAGACCTGATTGCCACGAGCAGCGGGTTTCTCGATGGCCAATTCATCGATCCGAACAAGGCTGAGGGCGCGGAAGGCGTGTCCCCGGCATCAATCACGAACGGCCTGAAGGCGATCAAAGCGTCTGGCGTCGATGCGGCGGCCGTGCGTACCGATGTAAAGGCCGCATTCGATGCGTTCATCGCAGCCAATCTCTCGGTTGCCAAAGCGGTGTGGATCATGTCGGAAAGCACGGCGCTGGCGCTTTCGATGATGCAGAACGCAATGGCGCAACCGGAATTCCCCGGCCTCACGATGGCGGGCGGTACGTTCTTCGGATTACCTGCCATCCTGTCGAAGACCGCCGGCGACATGATGATTCTCGCCAACGCCTCAGAAATCTTGCTGGCCGACGATGGTGGTGTGACGCTCGATGCGAGCCGAGAAGCGTCAATCGAGATGGACGGTGACCTGAAGGGCGGCGCGACGCAACTTGTATCGCTCTGGCAAAACGGTTTCGTGGCGATGAAGGCGACGCGCTTCATCAATTGGAAGCGCCGCCGGGCTGAGGCGGTTCAGTACATCACGGGTGTGAAGTACGGCGCGCCGAAGGCCTAAGTGGGAGCATTGATGCACCTGTTTCCTTGGCAGCTTAAGTCGGCCCGTCACGCGTCGGTCGTTTCCGTAGCGTCAGCGAACGGCCCCCAGGCCGTCCCGGTGGGCAGTGCGAGCAGCTTCATTGGCATGATTCGCGAGGCGTTTGCAGGTGCATGGCAGTCGGGCGAAGCGCTCGACTGCCGAGAGGACCTGCTGGCCTTCTCGGCAGTCTATGCGTGCGTCGATCGCATCGCCTCTGACATTGCCAAACTCGGCATCCGATACGTGAGGCGCGAGGGCGTGATCTGGCGGGAGTACCGCGCGCCCCGCTTTACAACGCCGCTGCGTCGCCCGAATGCGTATCAGAACCGCATCCAGTTCGTGAAGGCGTGGCAAGCGTCGAAACTGCTCTTCGGCAACGTGTACGTGCTGCTGGTGAGAGACGCCATGCGTAACGTCATCGCCATGTACGTGCTCGATCCGACGCGCGTGCGGCCGCTGGTGGCGACCAGTGGCGCGGTGTTCTATCAGCTCGGCGCGGATCCGCTCAAAGGCTTGCCCGAGCAGATTACTGTACCGGCAGCGGAGATCATCCACGATCGGGGCATCTGCCCCTGGCATCCGCTCATCGGCGTGTCGCCAATCGTCGCAGCCGCGGCCGCCGGCACGATGGGCAACCGCATCCAGTTCAACAGCCGCAAGTTCTTCGGCAACATGTCGCGCCCGGGCGGCATCCTGTCGACCACGGGCAAGATCAGCGACGAGACGGCGGACCGTCTCAAGAAGCATTGGGAAACGAATTACGGCGGGGAAAACGCAGGCCGTGTCGCAGTAGTGGGCGACGGTCTGCAGTACTCGACCGTCATGATGAGCGCAATCGACGCGCAGCTCATCGAGCAGCTGAAATGGGCGGTAGAGGATGTCGCACGTTGCTTCCATGTGCCGCTGTATAAGATCGGCGCGGACCCCACCGGCTCGAAGACGGCCGCCAATATCGGCGCGCTCGAGCAGTCGTATTACACCGACTGCTTGCAGGCGCCTATTGAAGAGCTTGAGCTGTGCCTGGACGAAGGTCTTGATGCGCCAGACGGTCAGGGCTTCGAGGTCGATGTGCGTGGCCTATTGCGCATGGATCCGGTCGCGCGGTACGACGCGCATTCGAAAGCGGTCGGCGGCGGCTGGATGGCGCCGAACGAGGCGCGCGCGGCCGAAAACATGCCGCCGGTGGCGGGCGGCGACACCCCTTACCTGCAACAGCAGAATTACGCACTCTCGGCGCTCGCCGAGCGCGACAAGTCTCCCGCACCGAGCCGCACCGAACGCAGCGAACCGACTGAACCAACTCATGGCGACGACCCCAAATAAGCCGCTCGTCTCGCTGGCGCGCGCCTGCTTGCATCTGCGCGTGGTGCCCGGTGAAGACGACACCGCAATCAATGACCTCATCGAGGCGGCCAGCGACATCGTGATGGACTATCTGAAGAAACCCGTGCCTGAGGAATGGAAGGTCGAGACCGACTCGACGGCAAGCACGGTGCCGGGTCCCGTGCGCGCTGCCGTACTGCTCGTGCTCGGGCACCTCTATGCGGACCGGGAAGGCGGCACAGACCCGATCAGCCCGGCCGTCGTGTCGCTGCTGATGCGCCATCGTGATCCGGCGGTGGCGTAATGCTGAAGGCTGGCTCGTTGGACCGAACGGTGCGCATCGAACGGCAGGCAGAAGCGAAGCCGGGGGAGATGGACATTCGCTGGGAGACAGTGGCGACCGTTCCGGCAAACATCCGCATGCTCAGCGGCAAAGAAGTGTTGGCGGCCGACTCGAACATCTCGCTGGGGACGGCGAGCATTCGCATTCGGTTTCGGCGTGACGTGAAAGCGGGCATGCACGTGGTGCACGGCGACGCTGGGTTCCGAATCAAGGCAGTGCAGCCGGATTACGCCGGCCGAGAGTACGTCGATCTCATCTGCCAGACGGACGACTTCCACCTTCCACCCCGTGGAAATGACGAGTCAGATTGA